ATGGAGAAGTAGGTGGCGAATCCGCCCGGCATCTTTGACAAAACCGCGCTGGCGGCGGGCTGGTTCGACGAGACGGCCACGCCAGCGGGCTGGTTTGACGGCGACTTCGGCAGCACGGCGAACATCAGCGTTCGTGTTACCTGGGCTGAGTTTGAAGTTCCTGCGGCCCCAGCTGGCGGGACAACTTATACACTGACTTGCACGGGCGGAACCTATACCCTGACAGGGGCCTCGGCCACACTCAAGCGCAATCGTACTCTGACAGCCAGTGGCGGTAGTTATACGCTCTCCGGTTCCGTGGCCACGTTACGAAAAAGTAAGGTGTTGGTCGCATCCGGCGGAGCCTACTCGATTGACGGGGCTTCAGCCAATCTGGTCAAGGGGCGGGTTCTTACAGCGCAAGGTGGGTCGTATGCGGTAGCAGGTGCACAGGCAACTCTCCGCCGGAACAAACTGATTGTAGCTTTGGGCGGAGCTTATACCGTAACGGGGGCGCAAGCATCTCTTGTCAAGGGAAGGGTACTCTCGGCCCAAGGTGGAAGTTACTCCGTTTCCGGCGCCTCCGCAATACTGTCCAAGCATCGTTATCTGTTCGTCTCTGGTGGTGGATACAACATCACTGGATCTTCTGCGGTTGTCAAGAAGAGTAAGTTGCTGGTTGCCCAAGGTGGTGCTTACACCATCATCGGCGCGCAAGCGATCCTCTCTAAGATTCGCACGTTGGTTGCCCAGGGTGGTGTGTATGGAATCACCGGGGCGTCCGCGACTATCCTCAAGAGTAAGGTCGTTGTGGCTTCCGGCGGAGCTTACACGGTAGTCGGGGCTACTGCGAGTATCAACCACGGACGGAGTCTGACAGCCTCTGGTGGAAGCTACGCTCTCAGTGGATCGCAGGCAATCCTATCTAGGAATAGGGTTCTCGCAGCGCAGGGTGGAAGCTACTCCATCACCGGGGCTTCGGCAGAGATTACCTACACAGGGACGGCGGTTTTTTACACGCTGACTGCACAAGGTGGAAGTTATAGTATCGCGGGAGCGCAGGCGATATTGCGTAAGTCTAAGGTGTTGGCTGCGCAGGGTGGTTCGTATAGTATTACCGGGCAAGATGCTACGCTCTCCCATCATAGGTACTTACTGAGTCAGGGTGGTGCATACTCGGTAGCGGGGCAGGATGCAACTATCCTACGCTTGAAGGCTTTGGTTGCGCAAGGTGGAATCTACACGATCACCGGAGCTGATGCTCAGCTGCGTCGCAATCGAAAGTTGACTGCAGCTGGCGGGACGTACAACTACACCGGGTCGTCGGCGGTAATTACCTATGCTGGCGTTGGTGGTGTTGTATGGCCACAGCCTGGCGATGTTCTCCTCGGAGTGCAGTACGGCCCGAACGGAAACGACTACACAGGGACGCTCGATGCCTACGGAATTAAGTACGATATAAACACTGGGCGTTTGGTGAAGCCAATGACTGGTATGATTGTCACCTCATTTGGGGAAAGAGCTTAGCATGGGAAATTCATATTATAAACCAGGTGATAACAATGTAATCTGCGACACCTGCGGACGGTCGGTGAAAGCTTCCAGCGTGAAGAAAACATGGGATGGATTCTATGTCTGTGCCAAGCATTGGGAACCAAGGCATCCACAGGACTTCGTGCGGGCTGTGAAGGATGACCAGACTGTTAAGATTTCTCGCCCGGACACCGAACCAACTTTTGTAGCGGAGGCGGAGAGCCTTCCTCTCCCACCGAATCCTTTAGGAGTTTAACATGGCAACATCTGGTATTGCAACTTTTACCCTGAGCAGGGATGATGTTATCAAGGCCTCGTTGCGTTTGCTGCGGGAGCTGGGTGCGGGGGCTGTCCCGACGATTGAGGATTATGAGAACTGTAATCAGGCCCTTAATATCGTTCTGAAATCCTGGCAGAAGAAGAGCATTCCGCTGTGGAAATTGGAAGAGATTATGTTCCCGCTGATTCCAGAGCAGGCTGTGTATCCACTTGGGTTGCTTGGTGGGCAGTTGGTCGATGCTGGAGTCACTCTACAAGATGGTGGTTCGGGCGGGACGGATGGAAGTTTTACCACACCCATTCTTGATTATAACAATTTGACTGTTACCGGAACATTAGATTACATTGTAGTCGGGGGCACTATAACAGAAATAGCTGTTAGTTCCGGGGAAGGTTATAGCGATCCTTATATAGCACCAACTGAGTCTGCCGGTTTGACTGGCGTGCTTATAGATATCTACCCCCTCGGCCTTTACCCAAGTCGCCCAGTTCGTTTTCGTGATGCCTGGATTCGGGATGTGAATACGGAGAGTGATACTCCGTTGATTCAGGTTGCTCGCCAGGATTACAACCAATTCGGGAACAAGAGCCAACCGGGGATTCCAAACCAATACTGGTACGATCCGAAGCTTGACACGGGATTCCTAACGGTGTATACTGTCCCCTCAGATAGCCACCGAGACTTCCATGGAATTGTGCAAGTTCCAATTCAGGACATGGTGGCGTCAATAGACACCTTTGACCTTCCACAGGAATGGTTCCAGGCGATTAAGTGGGGATTGGCAGATGAACTTTCCTTAGAATATGGATGCCCGCCGGATGTGCGCGGAGAGGTTGCGGCGAAAGCTGCGAGATTCCTGGAAGACTGCTTCGACTTCTCTGTGGACGAGGCTCCTGTGTATTTCAGCGTAGATCGGTCGGGGCGGTGATATGAGAATTCCTCTGGCTTTCGGGTACGGTGGTCGAGATTCTTCGAGGGAGACCGACGAGATCAGTGTCAATGCGTTTGCGGAGCAAGGGCAGACGGGGCAGACGTTCGCGGTGAAGCGGTCTGGTACGAGTCCTATGGATTACTATCCTCCGTACAATGGGGGAGCGATTACCTATACGATTGAGACGGCTAGTTCCAATACAGGCTCTGCCCAAGGATGCTATCAAAACGGCCCTGACGTTTTCTTCGTACGCGGTGGGAATCTTCTATACTCTGTGTTTCAGAGTATGGGTGGTGGTTTGCCTGGGGAGGTAGCCGTAGGTAATATTACAATGCCTTCTGCGGTGCCCATGACTTTTACCCCAATTCCTGCAGATGTTAATGTACGCAGTTTCTTTTTGAAGTCAACCACGAATGCCTATCGTGTGTACGATATGAATATGACTCACGTTACTGACGTTGATTACCCAGCTACTACAGTTCCAGGAGCCGCCTACCTAGATGGAACGTTCTATGTGATGACTCCATTAGGGTATATCTACGGTTCGGAGCTGGATGATCCCCTAACCTGGTCAGGGCTGAATGTGATCAAGGCTCAGTCGATGCCGGATAGCGGGGTTGCTCTGCGTCGGATGGTGAATTATATTGTAGCTTTCGGGGAATATACAACGGAGTTTTTCTACGATGCGGGGAATCCTGTTGGGTCCCCGTTGCTCCCCGTTACAAATGCTGTGGCGTTGGTCGGTTGTTCTAGTGCGGATTCCATTGCAGACACAGAGAATACACTGTACTTCATGGGGGTTACGCGGCAGCAGGGAAGGTCGATCTACAGGTTCAATGGAACTATTCCGGAAAAGATTTCCACGCCTGCGGTTGATCGGGTTATCTCTGCCAGTACTCTTGCTAACGTCAGCGCATACTTTGTCAAGATGAAGGGTCATCCTTTGTATGTACTCACGCTGCAAGATTTGAATGTGACCTTGGTGTTTGATTCGCTGACTAATCTATGGCATGAATGGACTAGTAGTATTCCGGGCACTTGGGACACGGGGATAAGCTAACATGGCAATCATAATAACTTACAATCAGCAGTATGCGTTTGTGGCTTTCACAAACCATGGATTTCTGGATGGAGACCCTATCCAAGTAAAGGATTGGGACCCACCTGAATTTAATGGGTACTTTGTAGTTCACTATATCGACGAAGATCACTTTGCGTATTTTGTCGGTGATCTTGGCTCAGAGCCCATTACCATTATCACAGCTGGTTCTATGAGAGGATTTTCGATCTCTTATTTTACTGGAATTTTCTACGCAGGTATTGGTAACTACGATATAGTGCAGGATAAAGTATCCGGTGATCTGCTGTTTCTGATGCCGGATAACTATATGGATGCGCATGTTATTTAAGGATTACCGCCAATCTAAAGGACCATCATGGCCGTTGAATACGTACCAATTCTGATTCGTCTGCGTAGTTCTAACCTGGACGCACAGACTCCGGATAAAAAGTTTTTTGATGAGGCGATGCTGATTTCGGACAAGCGGAATGGAACAGCATATCTTCGCTACTCGGATGATGACTATGACACGTGGTCAACCTTCCTTCCCCTGAACACCAACCCTGCCATGATAGCTCCTTAAATGTAACCAGACATGCCAGCGATAAGGGACGGGTCTGATCCATCGGCAGTCCCAACTGTGAAAAACGAATCAGTCGAACGTCCCCAGGAATCATATCCATTGGTCCCGATTCCTGAATTAGAGATCGCGCTCATGAACGCCGTGTCAGTATTATTCCTAGCAGTCTGGTTGAAATTCTGAGCCTGCCCGTACAGATTCGTCCTCTGGTATTGATCCAGCAATTGCCCCTGATTCACGCCGAGCGTACCCTGACCAAGTTCAACCTGTGCCTCGTTATTCTTCGCTCGCTCGGCCAGACTCGCATAGCCCAGGCCGATCTGTTGCTGGTTATTCTGCGCACGTTCCGCAAGGCTTGCGTAGTTATAATTCGTGTTCTGGGAATTCGTTTGAATCCCTGCGCTCATACCCGACAACTCCGCCAACCGATTGTAGCTATTCTGGAACGCCCCCTCGGAAGCCCCCATCGCCGACAGGGTTCTGTTGAACTGCGCTCCGTATTCCTGGCTCGCCATACCCTGCCCATACTGCTGCAGTTCGATCGCGGCATTCCCAGATTGCAGCAACCCCCTCGCGGCAGCACTTCGTTCAACAGCCTTCTGTCCTTGGTCATACCTCCACTGATAGCTCGGATCGCTCGTAGAGAATTGCCCATTCATCAGAGTCTTCAGCTGGTCCGCATACCCATTACTGGGGTCTTGCTGCATCTTCGCATCCAACTGTGGCATGTACTTCGTGTTCGCCGTTTCCTGCGGAGTCGGAACCCTAGCAATCGGAGCGGCTGCTACCGTCTGTGCTGCTGCCACCGGAGCTGCTGCCGCCACGGTTTGAGGAGTCGCTACTTGCTCTCCGTTCCAAGCCACCAACGGACTACGCACGTTGTACTTGGATTGATACTCCTTCGAATCAATGTAGGAAACACCAGGAGCGTGGATCGAGTATTGGGATAATCCTTGCGCGGCAGAC